CCGCATCCTATTACTCCAAGTTCAATCCCAGAACTCGCCTATATGCCCGTTTTTCACACCCATCCCGCTACTCAGACAAGCCCACTACAAAAGGCTACAATATCAATGTTATGCTGAATGAATTCCGAATGGAATATCACCACATAAAATACGATGAAGTCCCCTTTCCCCGAGGCAACTTTGATCCCGAAGCCGAAGCTTCATTGCTCGAAACCTGGTTTGCAAAACATCCCACCCAACTCTTCATACGCTCTCAGATTAGCAAACGTGCTGCTGACCAACCAAAGAAAATCCGCCCGGTTTACTCCGTAGACGACAGATTTCTACATCTCGAAAAGATGCTGGTCACACCCCTTCTCGCACAAATGCGCAACCCTGAATGCTGCGTCGCCCATGGATTAGAAACCTTCCGAGGCTCAATGTCACTACTAGACAGAACCTTCCTTTCTTTCCTTTGTTTTATTTCTCTCGACTGGTCCCAATTTGACCAACGACTTCCCTATTATGTTATCGTCGCTTTTTTCTTCGATTTCATTGCCGGATTACTTATCGTGTCCCAAGGTTACATGCCTACGCGCTCATACCCTGACACCGCCCCCCCAGACTATCGCACCTTCGCCATAAAGATATTCAATTCACTTCGATTTCTTCTAATATGGTATTTGTCCATGTCATTTCTCTCTTTTGATGGTTTTTCCTTTATTCGAAACCACGGTGGAGTCCCCTCCGGGTTGCTTAACACGCAGTCCCTCGACTCTTTCGGAAATATGTACATCATGGTTGATTGTTTACTGGAATTCGGATTTACCAAGGAAGAATGCCACCAGATGCTCTTTTGCGTCCTCGGAGACGACAACCTCGTTTTCATGCGACAAAATTTCGAACGCATCGTCCAATTTATGGTATTCCTCGAGAATTACGCAACCACTCGCCACGGCATGGTACTTTCATTAACTAAATCAGTTTTCAGCACACTACGATCGAAAATCACTTTTCTGTCATACGAAAACACTTTTGGAATGCCCACTCGCCCAATTGGCAAATTAGTCGCTCAACTAGTCTACCCCGAACGCCCGATCCCTTCTAAGCGAAGATGGATCCACGCCGCTCGCGCTCTCGGACTATCATATGCATCCTGTGGACAAGATCCCCTCTTCCACCTCTGCTGCAGAATGATTTACGACAAGTTTAGACCTGACCAACCCGTTGCATCTCACCACATCGAAAAAGTTTTCAAGAAATGGAAATTCCAACTTCCTGAATTCGATATCGAATCCGTGACTTATACGTTCCCAGATTTCCCAAGTCTACTCGACATCCGTCGACAAGTAAAGACCTATCATGGTCCTTTATCAGAGACAGACAAATGG